AGCATATCTATCTAATGTCCCTTTAACTGCATTAACATTATCAATGGATGGTTTATAATTCAAAAAAGGAATAATACTTCTATCTGTTGCTATCTTATATTCAGAACTAAATATATTTTTTAGTCTGTTAGACATGATGTCATTAAATTCTTTTGTACCTATATTTAAATTTTTACTTGTAAGTAATGCATTTTTAAAAACATTAAATTCATTTCTAATTTTAATTAAGTCTGAAAATATATTATCCGTTTGATCTTTTGTTAATCCAACTTCTTTTCCAAATTCTCTAAACTCTTTTGTTGTTTTTGTATCAAAGCCTTTAAAAGTTATTTTGCCCCCTTGAACAACATCATCTCCTGCAGTTAGTAATTCGTCCACTCTTCCAACTATTCTTTTAAATGCTGGAGTCTTTGAGGAAATACCGCTTTCTTTTGCAATATTAAAAAGTGTTTTATCAATATCTAATATTAAATCTTTAGCAACAATTTGCCCTGAATTAATTTGACCCTCTACATCTTTAATACCTTGAAATAATTTTTCAGGTTTTATTCCTCTTGGTCTAAATGCACCTGCAAACTTATCTATCCATTGATCTAGTTTGTCATTACTTCTAGTTAAATCTTCCCCCTGTTTAGATAATTTTCTACCAATAGCTCCAATTCCATAAGAAGTAACTACTCCTAAAAACCCTGTATCTGCACCAAATTTAAACCTGTTTGTTAAATTTCTAACCGCTTCTTCTTTGGCATCATCTCTTTTAGCTCTATCTAATTTTGAAGGTAAATTACCAAAAAGTTCTTCTAATATTTCAATATCTCCCAATGTTCCAATCTCTTCTCCATCAGCAACAAGTCCTGCTCCAATACCTCCACCAATACCTATTGCAAGATATTTTTGTGTTCTTGTAAGATTATTTAATGACTCAGCTTTTTTCATTGCACTAACCATGTTTGCATTTGGTTTAGCAACCCTGTTTACTTTAGCAGCAGCAATATATTTATTTGCAATCTCTTTTGATTTTTCAGCAATCTTTAACGTGGCACCTGTCGCCAGCTTCGCGCCTCCATATAACTGTGTAAAGGCAGAACTTAATCTTCCAACTGCATCAGTATATGCAACTTCTTCTGCTCCTTTTTGAATTTTACCAAATATAGAATCATCAAAATATTTTTCTAATTTTGCAGCGGTTCCTTTATCTACTTCAATGCCTTCTGGCTTCATGGCATCTACAAGTTCCCCTGTTAATGAAAAGAAAAACTTTCTTGCCATTTTTAAATTACCATTAATAATTCCGGCAGCCCCTGTTTCTATAATAGTATAATCTGACTGTGGCTCTACTTCTTGATCAGTTGCTTTTTTATAAAGTCTTTCACCAAGTTTACCTAGTCGGTAAAATCCATCTGCTTGTATCTCAACAGGCCCTGTTGGAATATCTATTACTTTTTTAGGTGCTTCTCTCTTGGGAGCTTTATATGTTAGACCCTCTGGTAATGGTTCTACAGGAAATTCACTGTATTCAGGTACTGCAGGTTCTTCTTTAAGTTTTTCTATTTCAATAGGAGGAGCTTTAGCTTGTTCTTCAATAGAAGAATCAATTGTGGTAGCTTCGATATTATCTTCTAAATTTTGAAGATCTTCTCTTTCATCCATATCAGATCTCCTTATTTAACAGGTACTAATTTTTTACCGTCAAAGTAATAAAGTTTTTTTGTGTTAGGATCTACAAACACATCATTAACTCTAATATTTCCTTTTTGTTGTGGATTTGTAAGAATATAATTTCCACTTGCATCTTGTGTAAATCTGCTAGGACTAATTGATCCTTTAAATCTTCCTTTGATTTGCCCTGCATAAGAAGGGTCTCTTGTTATTTTATATTCAATTTCTGCTTCAGCTCTTGCTGATGGATAATCTAAACCAGATGATACTTTACCTTGTGCAATTTTTTCAATGATATCTTCTGACTTATCTTTAGCTCCTAATTCTTTTGCTAGTACTCTTTTTAAAGCTTCGTTGTACGGAATTTTTTCAACATTTGCTAAATCTCTTGCTTGTTGTTGATACAAATATAATTTTTCTTTTGTTAAAGATCCTTTTAATAAAGCGCTAAATACATCAGCACCTGCTTTTTTTGCAGCTTGTTCTTTTGGAGCATTTATTGCTTGATAATTTTTTGCAGCCTCTCCAAATACAGAACCAAATGTTTTTAGTGAAGTAGGACTTCCTGCTCCTGCTGCTCCGATAGAAGTTAAATAATCAAATACACTTTCTTTATCAGAAGGCATCATTCTTTTTTGAATAACGTCTGCATAAGCTTCCATAACAGGAATTTGAGACATATCTCTATCTGTAGGAGCTCTAAGAGTTACATCTTCTGACACATCTACATTATAAGGATAATTTTGAATATCCATATCAAGTGAAGTTCCTTCATAAGGATTAGTTCCCCCTTCATATTTTTTTCTTTCCAATCCTGAAGTAATTCCAACACCATAAGATGCAGGACCACCTCTTCTGAACATTGGTCTTTTTAAAATATTAGGCATGATTAGAATGAACCCTCTGATCCATATATATCATATCCACCACCTGAAGTAGATCTATAATAATCTGTTGGACTTCCATAACCTCCAAAAATACCACCTCCGGTAGAAGTGCTTCCTCCTTTAAATACATCACTCAAAATACTTCCTGCTCCTCTTACAACATCTCCTAATACATTAGAAATAGACATAGATGGTTTAGCTAAACTTCCAATTCCTGTCATTGCTGCAAGTCTTGGATCTGTCATTAAAGGAACTCCCGGTGTCGAAGGTGTTCCTAAAAGACCTCCAAATATATTTGCCCCTTGTTGAATTCTTTGTAATGGGAAATTTAATGCAGTTTGTTCCCCTTGTTGTAATGCATTTAATATATTTTGAGCATATTGTTGAGATCCTGCTCCATATGATCCTAATCCAGCTTGTGTTGTTTGTTCAAACCCTTGTTGAATTCCAGGTATAGCAAGTAAATTTGCAATTCCTTGTTGTTGTCTTGCTATTGCTTGAGCATAATTTTGAGCTTGTAAATCAGCTACAGTTTTACCAATAGCTTCTGTTGTTCCTCTTTGTAATTGTCCTCTTGCAACATCATAACGACCACCACCAAATGCCCCTTGTCCCACAGCACTTGCTGCAAGTTGTTGTTCTCTTTGCGCTCCAAATTCTTGTTGTCGTCTAACTGCTTCATCAATAACGTCTTGTTGATATGGAGACATGTATTGTTGATAACCAGTTGGTCCTTTTTGAATTTCAGATACAGCAGATTGTAAAAAAGGTTCATATGCAGCAATACCAGTTCCTCCACCAAAACCAATTATTCTTCCTTCAGGATCATATTGAATAGTTCCAAGACCTGCTTGTTGTGCTGCTCTTTGTTGTGCTGCTTTTGTAAATGGATCTATTGCAGCAACTCGTGGCATGATGCCGGAAATGTCTATAGGTCTTCCTAATTCAGATACTGTGTAATCTGCTAATAGTTCTCCAAATGGTTCTAAAAATGTAGCTGGATATCCAGGAGATGTTTCAACGGCCATTATGATTTTCCTTCCAATTGTTTCATTAATCCATACATTCGTTTTGCTCCTTTATCTACACTACCACCACCTGCTCCTCTTACAGCATCAGCAGTAAATACAAATTCATTATTAGACAACATTGCGGGTATATCATCTGCTTTTTCTTTTATACCAATTGGTGGCACAAATCCACCTTTTTGTCTGTAATCTAATTCTGTAATACCTGCTTGATTTGTTCTCATTGGAGCTGATCCAAATTTATAACCAGATCTTTGAGATGTTTTTTTATTTTTAATATTTTGTAATATTTGTAAAAATTTAGGATTACTCATTAAACTTTTCATAGCTTGAGGATCTTTCATTACTCTTTGTGCGACAGATCTTGTTCCAGCAGCAGGAGGTAAGTTAGCTTTTAAATTAGGCATTATTTGTGAAATACCTGATCCAAAAGCATACTTCATTCTTCCACCATTTCTAGCTTCATCTCTTGGATATTTTTTTAAATAATCTTTTCTCATTTTAAATCTTTGATATTCATCTAAAAGATCTTCCATTTCATCTCTTTTTCTATTGTAATAAAATTCTTTTTTAGTTTCCATTTCATCATCAGGAGAACCTCCTTCTGCAAATCCTTGAGGTTGTTGCCCTGTTATTGCAGTTGTAATTGAAGACATATTAGATTGGTTACTAGGTTGACCTAATGTTTGTTCAGCTTGTCCTAAATTTTGACTTAACATTTCTAATCTTGGAAATATTGGTTGTTCTTCACCATTACCTAATTGCATAATTCCACCCATTTGAGCTTTTGGTCTATATACTACATCTGCTGCTGTTCTTTGTGGAGCAGTTGCTACTGTTTGAGAACCTAAAGGTCTTCCACCTTTTAATACGGGAAGAGCTGCTAATCCTTGTCCTGTTCTATATTGAGCACCTTTAAATTCTTTTCCAACATTATATTTATTATAAGCACCTAAAACTATGTCATTAATTCTTTTTTGATCATCATAAGAAAGTTTTCCACCAATAACTGAAAGAACTGCGGGACCATATTTTTTAATAACTTCAGATAAATTATCACTTCCAAAAGCTTTCATTAAAATATTTCCAAGTCCAGAAACTGATTTAGTAATTATATCTGTTATTGAATTTAATTCTGGTAATTGCAACATAGATAAATATTGTAATCCTTGACTAAAAAAACCAGGATCAACAGATTGTCCAGAACTTGTTTGCTGATAGGTTAAAGGTTGTATAGGTTGTTGCATACTCTGTTGACCTCTATTATCCATTAAAGATTGAATACCATAATCTAAACCTGTCTTTGCTAAGTTTTCAAAAAGTTTACTTGTTATTTGTTCAGAGGTTTGATCACTAACTAAATTACTTCCTATATTGTCAAAACCAAAATCAAGTCCTCCTGACACAGGATCATAAAAAGAAACTGGATTAAATCCTAATTCTTCATCAAAATCTGTTGCTGCAAAAGCTGCTGCATAAGGATTACCAGTCATGGCAAATGTCATTATTGCATCTGCAATATCTACTTCAGAAGCAATATCTCCTACAACATCTCCAACGCCACCGACTACATCACCTACAAAATCTGCAGCACCACCAAGCACATCACCAACTGAATCTACTACGCCACCCATTATTTATAATGCTCCTTAGTTAATGTTTTAGTTATTTTATAAACTTTTCCATCATTAGATACTCTTAACCAATGCACAGGTTTGTTTATTCCTAGTAAATTTGTATAATATTGTTTAATCCAAGACATAACTTTTTTAAGATTTTTAACACAAATAATATCAAAATGCCATACGTTATTGCCACTATTCCAATCGTTTGGATTTAATTTACCTGTTAAAATGAATTGATTTTCAACATCCTTATTTAAAAAAGCCCAGTTAGTAAAAGCGATCACTTCATCTCCTTGTTTATGTATCTTGTATTGATTTAATTCATAAGAAGGTAGAATATGAAATAATAACTCTTTATCTGTGTATTTGTTATACCTATTAAACTTACGGTATAAAGATAAGATAGTTTTTAAATCATCTAACATCTTTGAGGCAGGCATAAAGTCCTGAAAACAGTAGACTTTACTAGTTTTTATCTGATTCGTCAACATCTGATGAACGGACTAATTCATCTTTAAATCTACCTGAATATTGGTACTCTCCAATGTGAGTAATATAATCACCTATATAACAATAACATTTACCACCAATATCTGTCCATTTTTTACAAAAACCAAAGTCTTCGCCATAGTATTTTTTATTTTTTAAATCATGATAAGTGTCAAAGAAGTTCCATAAATTCTCTTTATCTTTTGCTTCTCCATTCATAATAGTTGGCTGACTTATTCTAAGTTCTGGATAAGCTTTAATCATTTTATCAAATACTTGTCTTTTAATTAACATACATCCCGCAGGTGCGTGTGTAACTTCCATAACATCATCTTTTACTTTTATATTATCTTTATCATATACTTTGATTGGATAAGTAAACCCTGTATGTGATAATTCATTTGAATCTTTTATATCTCCTTTAAATTTATAAACTCTATCCCAATTTAAAGTTTTCATAGGATAAGGTACTGCTATAACTTCTCTATCTAATTCCAACATCTTAAATATAGTCTTTGAATCAAAATCAATATCTGCATCTATAAATAATAAATGAGAATATTTTTCATTTAAAAAATTAGCTACACATAAATTTCTTCCCTGTGTAACTAAAGATGATTTTAATAATAGAAAGCTAACTAATATATTTCTTTGCATACATGCCACCTGAAACTCTAATAGAGCTTGAGTATAATGAATGGAACATTCACTATGAACGGGTGTGCACACTAATATAGAAACTTCTTTATTATCTTTTACTTCTGGTTTCTTAAACCATATAGGTTTACTTGGATCTTGCATTCAATGCTCCTTTTAAAAAGTTAGTCCAGGCATAACCAATTTTATTCCAATTATAAAATCTATTAGTGTAATCTATTTGCATATCTAAATGTTGTCTAATAGCTGGATGATCTAAGGTGTCTGCTGCATGATCAATGGCATATGCAAATTTATGCGCTAAACTTGTAAATGATTTTTCATATGGAATGTATGTAATAAATTCTGCGCCTGTTTCATATAAGGCACCAAAGTCAGTTGTAATACAATATAATCCTGCTGCCATTGCCTCTAATGCTGATATACAAAATGTTTCTTCCCAAATACTTGGAAATGCAAAGATATGATATTTGTGTAAATTTTCTCTTATATATTCATGCGGCTTGTAGCCAATGTAATTTACATTAGGTAATGCTTTAGCCTGATCATATAATTCTTTATATTGTGAATCATTGTTTTCTTTAAATGAATCACCATAAACTTGTGTTGAAGAATATACATCTAAACTAACGAGTGGATTTTTAACTAGTTGCATTGCAGCTAATATTACATTTAATCCTCTCCATGGAGTTGGATGAAATATTAATTTAATAGGTTCCCCTTTAACATGTCTTGTTCTTGGTACAATTGGCACTACCCCATTTTTAATAACAATTGATTTATGTGTTGGAATATCAAAGTAATATCTAAATTTTTCATAGTTCCAATGAGAATTGAATACATACCAATCATATTTATCGTGATTAGATTTTTCTTTAAACCAAGGCGCAAGATTTGGTTGGTCATAAGAATTCTTTTGCCAAAGGATATTTAATTTAGTTGGATGCAATGGCACTTTTCCAGGAACAGATGTACAAATCTGTACCTGATCTAATAATTTTTTATCTACATGTTTTTCTAAAAATTCAAACTGTAGTTCGGTTCCACCTCTAGGTTTCATTTATCATTCATGAATTTCTTAAACAATTCTAGTCCTTTATTAGTTACTCTAACTGTAACGTCACGACTTATATCTTTAGGGTCAACGTTTGCAGCTTTGAGTTCTTCTTCGTCTTTATAAATGTATCCTGTCTTTTTATTCTTTATTATAGTTATTGTTTCTGTTTCTATATGATATTCTTTATTGTCCATTCTGGTCGTCTCTATTTATTTCTAGTATTGCCAATGTCGCACTTATACCAGATGTAACAGAACTTTCAAGTCTTATGGTATCACTTTCTTCTAAAATAACAGGTCCACTTGCAAGATTACAAATGGTGGGCCCTGTAATAGAAGCATAAGCTATTTGAAAAACAGTAGATACTGAATCATCATTGATAGATGCCTTTACTATTTTACTTCCAGATTCATTTGTTACTTGTATGTTTTGAATGATTGCGTTAGCATTTGATGGACATGTATATACTGTCACTGCAGTAGTTACAGTTGGATCATAGAATGCGTTTTTATAAAAATTAGCCATTATGTTAAATCAAACCATTTAATTAAACCAGATACATCCCCATTTGCAGTTCCGGATCTTACACCTAATGTTAAAGTATCAGATGTTCCACTAATTGTTTGTCCAAGTTGATTTGAAAAAGCTATAAAATCTCCACCTAAAGCAAATGGAGCAGTTTTACCTCCCATGTAACCTCCTGCAACTCTTGTACCTGTTGCAGTTAAATCAACTGTTGTTAAATCATATTCTATATTATCATCAAAACTTGTATATGAAAATGCTGAAGAAGGGGTTGCATTAAAAAATAAACCCCATTCAAAATCATTGTTAGATATATTTAATACATCTATTCCCGCAGGAACTATAACAGCATATGGTCTTGATGATTTAATTTTAATAGTTGCGATATTATAATAAGTATTTGCTGTTGTTAAGTTTACCCCTGCATTTATTTGAGATGTTCCTATCATTTTTTGTAACCCTTCTGGAGAATAACCACCTTCAGAAATACAAGAAGAACATATTTGTTGAAGCGTATAAGTTCCAGCTGCTAATGTTCCAGATCTTTCAATTTCATATCTAATTGGTAAATTTGCAGTTTGCATATAAACAGTTGTTAAACTATTTGCATTATTAAAAGTATGAGCTGTAATCAATTGACCATTAATAACAAATCCAACTCTAACAGATCCAACCCCTAACCATTCAATATCTATAAATAATATATTTGATTTATCAGCAGATAATGTAAATCCACTTGCACCTGTTCCATTTAACTTATCTCCATTCCAACTTGATTGTGATATTTCAGTATCAACTGTTGCTCCTGATGTATAGGTTCGTCTTACTATTTTTAAAGTTGTTCCATCCGCTGTAAAAAAGATTCCATTGTTAGCATCAAATAAACCAACCTTTTGTTTAAGATTAGCTATTGGTTCATTCATTACAAACGTATTAAAAATAAGCAAAGACTTACCAGGTTGATAAGACATAACTCTTTTAGATTGTCTTATTGTTTTAGATCCTGCTGTTTCAACTACATTTAAATTAACTGTTGATTTATTAGCTGTGTAAGAAACTGTTCCTCCATTTGCAGTTGATTCATCAAATAAAGTATTCTTTGACATAATACTTTTACTGTCAAAGATTGTAAGAGGATTAGATACACGTAGTCTTCCAAATGCATCTAAATTATTTCCACCAAAAGTAACTAACTGACCATTTCCTTCATTGATATTATTACAAATAGACATTAGCAGCCAAACCTCATATTAAACCAAGTAAATCTTTCAACCTCTTGTTTTAAATCTTCTTGAAAAGAAAAATTTAATTGATCCTTTAAAGTTTCTAAAGATTGTAAAACTTGTCTTTGATTTTCAGGAGAATATTGTTGTGCGGGTTCTGGTATGTATGTTGTAATCTTTGCCATTATCTTCTTCCATCAGGCTGAATGTCTACTCTAAATAATCCATATCTCCAATTTTCATCGGTAGATTCGTTTTCAACTTTAATACTCATTAATCTATTTCTTGCTCTTGTATCTATTTTAGTTGTTGAAGAAGTTACTGTGTAAGGTCCTAACATCTGACTATTTTGTGTTTGAGACGGATAATTTCTTAACAATAAAGTCACCTTAGCATTTCCTTCTAGTAATTTAAAGTCTGGAATAAATCTATTTACTTTCATTAAATATTGACCATCTCCTTCAACATCTAAATCAAAATCACCTGATTCAATGTAAGCTGGTATTGCTGTTTTAACTCCTAATATATCTACCTCATTTACTCCAACTTCATGTTCATAATAAATAGATGCACCATTTGTATTAGTTACACCATTAATTGTTGGAAATGTTGGAAGCATTGTTGAGTCATATTTAGTTGCATAGGGTTTTGCAAAAGTGTCTGCATCTGCATATGTAGTTCTTGCAAGAGACATAGTTGTCCAAGTATTTTCTAAATAATTATAAACAACTGATCTGTTATTTTGTAAAGAACCTGAACTTGGATAAAACCAAATTACTTCATTATATAAACTGTTATGTGATCCATAAATAATATCAGAACCACTAAAATTAATTCCTAAATTGCCTCCACCCGTTGTAAATACAAAGTCTTCAACAAGAGATGGTAATTGTTTAACTGTTCCATCATAGACAAAGAATCCTCCCCCAAATCCCATCCAAAATACAGCTCCTTGTGCAAAGACAATTGAATTTTGACTTACACATCCACAGTTTGTTCCAACCTGTCTAACAGAGAATACAAATGGAGGGCCAACAAATTGAATAACATAAGCTGCAGAGTTAGTAAGAACAAAAATATAATCTTTACCTTGTACAGCGCCGACAATAAAATTACCGGTATCTAATCTAAATGTTCCTGCAGTATTTGTTGCAGTTGGATTCCAAGTATTAAAATCTTCTTGGTTTGAAAATCTTATAAACATTGGATCTTGTGTTGTAGGATCTCCAATGGTTGTTTCTGTTCCAAGTGCAAATAAATGCCTATCTCTATCTGAAGTTATAGTCATAATAGATTTAGTTGGAGCGTTTGCAATAACTGTTGCTCTATTTGCAAGTGGTGTTGCAACACCTGGATTCCAAGTGAAAGTTTTACCACCTCTAATAGTTGCAACTAATATTTGTCCAAAATTATCAAGTGACCAAAGTCCAGGAGACAATGATACAATTCCTGAACTTGTAGCAGATCCCCAGCCAACTCCACCTACATAAGAACCCCAGACGCCTGTTCCCCAGCCGTACCCAACCGTTTGAAATGCAGGACCGATTGTTACATAAGGAGTTGTAGTGATAGTAGAACCACCTCCTGACATTCCAGTACCACTTTCTGTAACTGGCATTGTAACTGTAAAAGTATTTACCGTTGGAACGGATATGACTTCAAAAGTATTAGTTGTAAAATTAGCATTTGTAAAAGTTGTAACACCACCTCCTGCAAGAGATGGTGATGTAAATCTAATATAATCTCCAGCACTTAATCCATGAGTTGTTTTAGTGACAGTCACTGTTGCAGATCCAGTTGTGGATGCTAACGTGCAAGATGTTAAAGAAGTTCCAAGGGGTGTAATGTCATGAAATTGTCCGTCAAAATAAATAAATAAACATTTATTAGTACCTATTGCTGCATAACGATTTCCATCTATTGCAGTCCATGTTAAAATTTCTCTAGCAGCACCTGCTAGTCTATCAGATGTTGTTTGCTGCCAGCCACCAATTTTCTCAGGATAGCCATAGCGAAAGCGTACAAAATCTCCATCAATCCATTGGCCTTCTGCAGCCGTTGATGTGTCCTGTTTATTAAATCCTGCTTTTAATGGTATCTTCTTTAGTGGCATATGTTTATTTTACCACCTTTCTTTAAAAATGCTAGGTGTTTTATCCTATTAATGCTTTGATTTCAGCGTCTGATAATCCTAACGCTTTTAACTTGTTTAAAGCGGATTGTTTATTATCTATTTTAGCTTGTTCTTCAGCTTCAATTTCTGCAAGGCAAGTTGGTACTAAATCTAATATTTGTTGTTTATTAATTGGTTGAGTACCATTCTCCCAAACTAAAGTATTAACATCATCACCAGATATACTAGCTTGTGCGTTTGGATTTATTTTTTTAATTGCTTTAAATATTGCTTCTATTTTTTTCATAATTAACCTGCTATTTCAAACGCTGTTATTGAACCTTTAACACCATTAACATTTAAGATTGCTTGATAAGAAGCATTGTTTACAAGAAAATAAACCTGATATGTAGTCGCTGAAGTTGTGCTTGGTGAATCTAAAATAGATAAAGATAAACCAGAACTATTATCATTACCTCCGTCATAAGTATTTGACATACCATCAGCAGATCCTAAATTGGTAGCACCTCTATAAATTGTAGCTTTAGCATAGGTACTATTTTGATTTGTATAAAGAGCACCTGTTGCAATAACAAATATTTTATTAGAAGCAGAAGATGGAGTAATACTAACTGACATTGTGTTAGAAGCTGTTACAAATGAGGTAGAGGATGTAGTTCTTGCGGTAGAATCGGTAGCAGTAACAACCTGCAACACAGCACCTGTTCCCAGCTTAGTAGTCGTGATACCTGCTGCAGATACAATACCTAAGTTTCTTAAAAATGTTAGTGGCATATAATCAAATTAACATAATTTCGTAATATGTAAAGCTACTTTAATGTCTTAAAATATTCAATACATTCAGCAATAGTTTGCTGTCTAATATATTCGTCTCTTATATCTTGTGAGGTTGGTTGTGGCAAGGGTGAATCCCATCTGTCTATAATAAATTCACCAGCAGATGTTAGATCGAAACTGGCGCCAGGTGCTAAAGATTTCATTACCGTATTGATACCCCATTGAAAACCATTTTCATTAGTATATCGTTTTATTGTTGCAGCTACAGATAATTTTCTAACTGTCATAAATACAAATTTATTTATATTTTTATAACTACCATACCCAAGAAATAAAAGAATATCTTACACCCTTTTTTACAGGTTCTACTTTATGTGGATATAAAAATATAGATGGAAATATTAATAAATCTCCTTTATTTAATTTAATTTCTTCATTCTCAAACATTATAAATTCTCCTCCCTCATAATCATCATTTAAAATTCCTAAAACACTTAATATTGGGATACCTCTTTCTTTACCATCAAATAAAGTATGTATGTGATCACAATGTTGTGCCATTTTTGTATTTTCTGAATATTTATTAAATCTAATTTCACTATATGCTTTCCAACTGTCAAACCAAGAAAATTTTAAATCAACTATATAATTATAAATACCATTCCAAATTTCTTTCATAATTATTTCTTTTGTTGATATATTTTTAGAAAACAAAGTTGATAATTCTTGATCTCCAGATTTATTATTATATGTATTTGTAATGGGATTATAAAATTCATGTTGATACCAAAGATTATTATTTATTTCGTTTAACTCTAATATTGTTTTATCACATATATTTTCTTTTAAAAAAGATTTATAATGTTTAACATAATCTGTTAAATTCTTATTCATAATATAAGTTCTGTTAATTGTTCATTATTACCAATTTTTCCTTTAATAAACACATTAAAAGCTAAGCTTATTCTAGTATTGGTTCCTTCTTTTGTTTCTACCATGTGAGTTAATGAAGATGGGAATATTATAATATCCCCTGTTTTAACTGGGAACCACCAAGATTCAGAATTCCATAGATTCCAATTTTTTACTTCTGGTTTAATTGTTTTGTATTCAGTATTAAAAAATTTAATCTTATCAAATTTATTATCACAATTAATATAAAATACTCCTGATACTAATGAGTTAGGGTGGTGATGTTTATGATGGTATTGATTTGTTTCAGTATAGTTTAACCAAGATTGAGTAATGTAAGGTGTAATTGCATCTGTTGTAGATAAAACCTTTTCAAAATAATCTTGGACTCTTAAATTTAAATCTTCTTTTAAATCTTTAAATACTTTATTATTTAAAATGTAATTATCATTTGATGTAATATTACCTTCGTTTTTATTACAGTCAGATTTAGTTTTATCAATAAATAATAATTCTTTATTTGTAAGTTCTCTATTTAATTTAGAAATATAAATAGGTGTTGGAAATATACTATTAATAGTAGCTTCTATCATTCTTTCTTAAATATAAATTAAATTATGTATCTTGTAAATCCCAAGATTGATTTTGTTCGTTCCAAGAGTATTTTTGTCCGTCATTTGGCATAGCAACCGGTGCTTCCCATAGACAAGTAGATTCATTTAAAACCCAAGATTTAAAAGGTTTAGGTGGAATAAAAGCATCTCTATCTTCATCATAAGTATAACCTATTCCTGCATGATTTTTTCTTAAAGGAGTTCCACCAGATAAATGTACCCCACCTTTAGTATTATAAGATGTTTGTTTCCAAATAGGATAACCTGTAAGTTTAGTTAAAAAGTCAATACCAATAGCTTCTTGTTCTACACCATTTGCATCATGAAGAACTTCATTAACTACTGATTGAACTTCAATCACTTTTCCATTTAATCCTATTTTTGCAAAACTAGCCATTATGTTGTGTAACTTCCTGTACCGTTAAATTGTAAAATTGTATTACTACCAGATGTTGTAACTGTTGGAGAACCAGTTGTTGTACCAGAATAATTTGCAGTTGGCATACTTAATATAACAACTCCTTTTCCTCCATTTCCTGAAACTACTGCTGATGCACCTCCACCACCACCACCTGTGTTTGCAGTTCCTGCAGTACCTGGAGTTGTAGATGGAGCATCTTGTCCACTATTTCCACCACCACCAGTTCCACCAGCTCCATTTGTACCTGGTTGTTGATTATATCCACCGCCACCACCTGCTCTTGTAACTGAAGAACCTGTTATTGAAGAAGCTGTTCCATTACCACCATTTCCTCCTACTGTTCCACCTGAACTATTAGATCCTGCTGCACCAGCACCTCCACCTCCACCTCCACTTCTTAAAGATGGAACACCTTGTCCAGTTCCACCACCATTTCCTTGACTTGGTGTTGTGCTTGGAGTGTTTCCTGATCCACCTGGATTTGGGTTTGGACTTGTTTCCCCTTGTCCACCTCCTCCTCCACCAGATCCACCATTTCCACCTGGAGAACTAGGTGTTGCTGGATATAAAGCATTTCCACCAAAACCACCACCAGCTGAAGTTATTGTTGTTAATCCTGAACCTGATATTGAACTATTACTTCCAGAAGTTGATGCAGAACCCTCAGATGCTGTACCACCATCTCCTACTGTTACTGTAATTACTGTTCCAGTATTTACTGTTTGTGTTGATGTTCTATAACCTCCTGCTCCTCCACCGCCTCCAGTATCACCACCAGCTCCACCTCCAGCTATTACTAAAAAATCTATTGAATAACTTGTTGGTGATAAAGCATCTGTTCCTTCATTAATTCCTGATGTACAAATCCAGCCTTGTGTTGAATCTACATAAGTAAGTGTTACACCTTCTCTCTCACCTGATATTTTTAAATTATCTGTTGCACCTTCTAATTTATTTCCATTTGGATTTATTGTTATTGCATTGGTATCTGCTGTACCTGCGTAATCTATAATTATAATCTGGCTCCCTGCCACCGGTGTCCCAGAAGGTAGAGTCACAGTAATTGCACCAGATGTGGTATTTACAAAATAACCCTCTCCTGCAACAGCTGTAAAGTTTCCTGTTTTAACAGATTGAAAAGAAATAAGTCCAGTTGTACCACCTGCTAAAGATGAAGGTGTTACTGTTCCATTGGTTGGTTTTCCAATATCAAACACATTTCCTAAAATTAAAATAAAATCGATAACATCTGTTGATGTTAGTGCTGAGGCGAATGTAATCTGGGAGCCGGATACGGTGAATGCATTTACTGGTGCTTGAATAACACCATTTAGAGACACGATACAATTTTGAGCGGAACCTGGAATAACTGCGCTGCCAC